CTGTTTGTAATGACGTATTAATAGTTACACCGTCATATGCTACACTACCTACTTTTGTATCTGATATTGTAAATTCTATTTCGTTGTTATTAGTTTGTACATTAGTTCGAGTATCTTCACTAAACACACCACCAAAATATTGATTTGCTTGACTAAATCCTTCAAATAAGTTAGCCTCAGTATTAAATCTTAAATCACCTGGATTACCATTAGGCTCTAATGATGTTCCTGCATCATAAAATACATCACTTGGACCAAACACAGTTGTTGCATTTCCGCCTGATACTGTAGACAGTTGCGGATCATTAACTCCGTTACCACCGTCTAGTACAAACGTTCCGCCTGTTGCTATAATACGTTGTGAGTTATCACCTTGTGGAAGTGATATAGAGCGCACATTATCAAAAATAACATTTTCAGATGCTATTATAATATCATCATTGGACGTTAACGTAGAGGCATCAAATTCTAAATCTTCAATAAACACAGTGCCAGTGCCTGATGTACGCAACTCTAAATTACTATTACTGTTTGTAGTTGTAATTACATTTTGGAATATTTCTATATCATCCGTTGTTACAAATTTATTTGCTGTAACAATATTATCAATTACAAAGTTTGATGCTGAAGCAGACGCTGCAGATAAATTATTGTCTACTTTACCTTGTTCAATTATTACATTGCCAGTGCCTGATGCTGTAAATGTTAAGTCGCCTGCATTATTATTTGTTAATGTATTGTCTTCAAACGTAAAGTTTCCTAAATCAGTTTGTCTATCTACAGTTAAGTTTGTTACCGAAACATTACCTGTAATATCTCTGTCGCCGCTTTGATTAACATTAGAGGTAATATTAAGTGTTGCATTAATATTAGTATCTTGTAAACTATTTGCACCATCAACTACTACGTTACCTGTTACATCAAAATTATTATCAATTTCTACATCACCGGCAGCACGTAATTCTAAATTACTATTACTATTTGTTGTTGTTATAACATTGTCAAATATTTCAATATCAGTTGAACTGACCATGTTTTCTAGTGCAACACTATCTAATATTCGTAAACTACCAAACGATGCAGCATTTGCTGACATATCTTGACTTACTATTGTATCTGTTAAAGATACAACGCCAGTTCCGCTTGCATTTAATGTAAGGTCGCTTGCACTTGAATCCAACATAATTTGATTATTAGTAATATAAAAGTTTGCAATTCGATCATATTCTAAAGGACCTGTTGTGTGTGCTGATGTAAATGTACCATTAATTGTAGCACCGGAAGTAGTTTGTAAATCACCAGTCATTGTTACATTATTATTCACTGTAACTGGATCGCTGATATTTACAACATTATTAATTGTTGTTAGATCATTAACAGTTAAATTGTTTGTAATATCTAAATCATTTTGTACATCAATTATACCTGTACCATTTGCACGTAATTCTAAATTACTATTGCTTAATGTAGTTGTTACAACATTATTAAAAAATTCAACATCGTCACTATCTAATAGTGCTGCTTCAAAATCTTGGTCTGCAATAATATTAAATGCTGTAAGATTATCTGCGCTTACATCATTTTCAAAAACAACATCTTCTTGAAAAACAACTTTACCTGTACCATTTGCACGTAGTTCTAAATCACTATTACTGTTAACACTTTTAATAACGTTGCCATCAATAGTAATACCTTCAAATTCTTGTTTGCTTTCAGTAAGAACTAGTTCGTCTGTAGTAAGTGTACCTGTAACAGTATAATCATTATTAAATGTTGTATTGCCATTAATATTTGTAATGCCTGTAATTTCAACATCATCTAAAGTGCTTAGTGTGTTAACATTGAGTGCGTTAGTAATAGTTGTATTATCAGTGAACACAATATTTCCATTACCGTCTGCACGTAAATCTAAATCAGCATTTGATATTCTTGTGCTAATAAAATTATCATCTATTTCTATAATGCTAGGTGGTATAATTAATTCATTTAACACTAAGTCTTGTGCAATATTAACATTTACAACTTGTGCATTTGCTACACTTAAATTATTTGTAATTTCTACATTGTTGTTTGGTATTAATACTTCGCCTGTGCCTACAGCACGAAGTTCTAAATCTGCATTACTTGACGTAGTAGTAATAAAATTATCATCAATTAATATTTCTTCAAACTGTGCTTGTTGTGTAACGTCAATATTTTGTGTAACTGTTAAGTTGCCTGTAAACCCTCTATCGCCGTCAACGTATGAAAATCCTGGTGCAAATGTTCCTGTAACAGTAAAGTTACTAAATGTACTTGTTCCGTTTACATCTAAATTATTGTTTACAGTTACACTATCAGGTATGTAAATTTCTCCAGTGCCATTAGCACGAAGTTCTAAATCACTGTTTGATTCTGTTGCTGTAATAAAGTTATCTTCAATTAAAATATTGCCGTTGCTTATTTCGCCTGCAATATTATAATTACCAGTTTGTGTTCTGTTACCAGTATGTTGTAGATTGCCTATAACATTTGAATCAGCAAAGTTAGTATTACTTTCTACTGTAAGGTTTTCTTCAATTAAAACATCACTGTTATTAACTTTTACATCACCTGATGCACTAATATTAAGATCTTGATTAGTATTATTAACTTGTATACTATTACTGTTTATTGTAATATCATCTGTTGTTAACGTAGTAAATGTTGTTTGTCCTGAAACGGTTACAGGACCAGTTGTAGTTGTACTTTCATTAAACAGTGTATTATTAATTCTTACAAATTCTTCAGTTGTAACTTCACCTGTGCCAGCAGCACGTAATTCTAAATCACTATTACTTACTGTAGTAGAAATAAAGTTGTCATCAATTACTATATTTTCAAATTGTGTACGACCTAGTTGACCTAAGTTACCTTGTATATCAAAGTTTCTAATAGTAAAGTCTGTTGCTGTAATATCAGCATCAACATCAATAGTAGCAACTTGTAAGTTTTGGAATGTAGACGTACCGCCAACAGTAATATCATTGCCAATTCCTACATCGTCGGTAATGTTTACTTTGCCAGTTCCATTAGGTCTTAATTCTAAGTCAGCATTACTATCAGTTGTAGTAATAAAATTTGTTTCAATTGTTATACCATTTAAATCTGCATCATTTACATATGCAAAATTCCAACGCTTATCTTCCTTACCTAATGTAAAAGTATCGTGTTGATTAGGTTCTAAGTCTTGACTAAATTCTGTATTAAATGTAACTGTATCAGTTGGCTGGTCGCCTGCTAAAGATAATGTACCATCAAAACTAAAGTTATCTGTAATGTCTAAGTTTCCAGTAAGACTAGTATCACCATTTAAATTAATAAATGTAGATACAGGACTATCAATAGTCATGCCACCGCTTAGGCTTTCTATTGTATTGCCGCTTAATCTGATATTTTGATTTTGTACTTTTGTACCGTCGATAATTGCAATGTTGCCGTTTGTAGTTACGTTCAGTCCGGCTAATGCATCAACTGTTGATTCGTCAATAGTTAGTGTACTATTACCTGTGTCTAGATCAACAAAAAACTGTTCACCGACTCTAAAGTTTCCTAAGTGGTCTGTTGAACTAAAGTATATTGTACCTGAATTTAATTCTTCAGTTTCGTTTGCTTGTATTGCTCTACTTGGATCGTTGTCAACAAACTTTCCTGCGCCTATGTATCCAAAGTTATGTTGAATAAGATACATTAATGTGTCTGCGCCATCTGCTACAGCACCTTTGTTTCCATACACGTTTGCTGAACCTATTGATCTTAGTTCAGCACCATAAAAAACTGTTGACCCGTCTGTGCTTAGATGTCCTGTGCTTCCGTTGACAGCATATAACCCTTTATCAGCAAAATATGTAAATGAGTTTAACCATTCAACTCTAACACCATTAGTCATTGTAAGTGCATCAACACCTGGTGTAATAAATGTTACAGCGTGGAACAACATACTTGCATCATTGCTTGTGCTTAGTACACTTGCTCCGTCAACTAGTGCGCCTTTACCTGCATCAGCACTTGCATATCCTCTTGGATCACTTGTACTAGTTGTGCTACCTTGTGTGCTTACTGTAATATTTTGTATGTAAGGACTACGTGATGTAACAGTTGCGTTAGGTGCAAATCTAAATGCATATCCTACATCAGTTCCGCTGTTATAAAAGAAATCTTTAATTGTAAAATTTTGTACAGTTGTTTCACCATTAAGATGAAATATGTCTGTAGTACTTGCACTACTTGGAGGAGAAATTATAGTGTTTCTCACATCGTGTCCTACTAATGTTACTCCTGTTGGAATAACAATAGGACAATTTTCTTCGTACTCACCTGGCATTACATGAATAGTATCGCCGGATGTTGCTTGTGTTACAGCATAGTCAATTGTTTCAAACGGTGCTTGTATATGCTGACCATTATTATCGTTGTCGCCATTTTTAGCAACATAAATTGTTTTACCAGGTTTTAGTGTAAGGTCAACTCCGCCTAACACAAAGTCTGTAGAATTAATTCTTGATATGTTTGTTAGTCTATCATTTACTTCTAGCCAACGTTTATCTGCTTTACCTAAATCGTATATTGATTGCGGTATTGTTGTATTAGGATCTATATCACTAGTTACATCAGTTTCAAATGTTATCGTATCTTGTGCTAGTGAATCACCAAAAGTAATATTACCTTCAAGTGTAATATTACCGTCTGCATGTATATCTCCACCTACTTCTAAGTCTGAAAATACTTCAACCCGTCCTGTTCCGTTAGGTCTTAGTTCTAAGTTTGAATTACTATTTGTAGTTGAAATATAATTATCATCAATAAACACATCGCCTGTTTGTATATTATTTGCTGTAATTTTATAACGTGCATCAAGAAACAAATTGCCAGGAAACGGCTGTATAGTTGTGTCTTGGATATTAATGTTTGCAATGTCTGCTTGTGTATCAGTTATTAAAGATACTGTCCTTGTAGTATCTAAAATATGTAAATCATTAGTAGGGGAAGAATTTCTTATACCTATCTTGTTGCCTGTTACATCAAGATAAATTAAGTCTGTTTCAAAGGCTAGATCAATGCCATTTCTTTCCAGATTGGCGAATAGTAATGGGCCGGATATTCTACCTACTTGTGACATTTAAAGTTCTCCTACTTGTATTTATAGGATTTACTTGTCGAAGTTATGTAGGACTGTTACTGGTTTACCAAGGTCTACTGGGGAAGTAAATTTAAGATACCAACCGTCTGCATATGGACTATTTGGGCCTGTTAAGTTACCGCTTACACTTTGTTCTAGTGTATAGTTTGTGGTTGATATTTGAAATACGTTTTCAACAAATACTAAAACGTTTTCTGCTGCTACTGGAACAGGATATTCTGGGTCTCCGCTTGCTAATGGACCAAATACAGTTTCGGTTGCATCACCGTTTCCTAGACCCTGTTGTGTAATTCCAACTAGTACAGGCGAAACGCCTCTTACACCTACCCATGCTCCGTCTTCATATACTTCAAATCTATTATCTGTTGTATTATATCTAAAGTGTCCATTTTCAGGATTAGCAGGACGTTGTACTGTTGTACCTTTAGGCACACGTATACTATTAGTAGATTCCATATACACTTGATCATCTACATCAAACTGTACACCTCTACCATAAATAGTTCTTCTATTTGTATTTTGTGCCTTGAGTAATCTCATTATGTAATATCCAAATAACTCACTGTACAAGCTAGTCTACCTGTACCACTTGCTGGTGCTCCGCCATTAACTTGGACACTATCACCTGCATCTAAAACTATTTTTTCTGTATCAAGTGTAAACGTTTCTCCTGCAGGTAAAGATAATCTTCTAACTACTGAAGTAACTGTATCGCTGTATGATCCAGATGCTGGAACAAAGTGCAAATCAAATTCACAAGTTTCGTTTTCTGGACTTGCTGCGTTTGGATCGTACGTGTTACAAATTAAAATATTTGTAATAGCATATGACTTATTTGCAGGCACAGTTAACATAATGTGTCTGTAGTCGCCTCCACCTTGATCAATTATTGCTTCATTTACTATTGCCATGTCGTTTCCTTAAAAAAGCATACTAAAAATTAATGCTCTATTTTTACTTATTATTTCATCACGTTGACTTTCTGCATTAACGAAATACATTCCTGTTCCTGCCGCTTGTGCTGGCTTAGCATAAAGTAGTATTCCGTCATCTGGTTCTGCAGGATCTGTTACACCGTCAACGCCTTCATGCGGTGTATATCCTAGTCTTAAATTATCGTCAACAACAACATGTCCTGTTCCTGTTGCACTTAAAATTAAATCTTCTTGACTTGTGCCAAGTGTTTTTATTTCAGTACCGTATAGAGTTTGTTCAATCCTAATACCGTATTGATCTGAATAAGTTGGACGTACATCTTGTATAAGATTGCCGTCTATTTCTGTTTCAATTCTACTTGGACCTGCTTGACTATCATCGTATGCATGTACTTTAGTATCGCCTACTTGTATTCTATTAGGAACAACAGTTCCAAAGAAATTAGTAATAGTATCGTCAACATATTTTTTATTTGGAATATGATCGTCATCAAGTACTCTAGTTTCATAACCTGCTGTACCTTTAACAGTTACCATACCCGGATTAGGTGATATGTTACCTGATAAATTATACTGACCCATTAGGTTTAAGTCAACCCCTGGTGTTACAATACTTACTGTTTCAATACCGCCAACTCTTCCGCTAGGTGATCTATTACTCCAAGCACCTAAGTCTGTAGTGCCGCCATTTTGTGTATCTGTCCAGTTTACACTTTCAACAAATACCCAAGTAGCATCTTCAATCGTTCCTCTATCAACACGAAGACCGGAAGAGCCATCTCTAGTGATGCCATTTCCGGTTTCGCCATTGTTTAAAGTAATAATATTATCTTCAACTGAAGTGTTGACAGTATCTAGAGTAGTTTGCGTCCCTTCAACAGTTAAGTTGCCGGTGATATAAACATCACCAACTTCTGTTCCTGTGTCCAGTGTAATTCTACCACCGCTCTTGACAACTACTTGATAGTTGCCGTCTGCTACTCTAAGATACTTGTCCATAAGTTATTCCTTATGCGTCTTCAGTAAAGTCTGAATCGTCAGTTCCGATTAATGTATCATCGGCACCAGCTTCTTCAATTTCAACAGCGTAATCGCCGTCACTAGCTGTAAAGTTCCACGAAATAGATGTTCCATCTAATGCGTTTGTACCTGTTGCATTTGGAGCAATGATAGTTGCCTTACGTCCTGAAATTTTACTAACTCCGTAAGTTTCACCGTCATCACCTTTTACACTAATAGCCATTTCTGTGCCAGTTAGCGTAGCTGGTAGTTTACCAGTTGTTAATACACGATCGTAAGTTGTTGCTGGTGTACCGATAGCCGCTACACGAAACTTTTTAGATCCTAATTGCTTTACGATATAGCCTTCAACAACGGCTGCACCGTTATAAAAGTCTACTTTGATTTCATTACCATCTGCTGTAGCTGGTCCAAAAAATCTTTTATTAAGTGGTCTTCCCATTTTTTTTCTCCTATAAAAAGTAGTCCTATGCCCGTTCTATGAGCTACGCTGTGGGTACAGCATAAGTCCGCCTTGCGGCACACTATTTGACAATAGTATTTATCAATCTAAAACAGTTACGGACTGTAAGTCAAAAAAATAGGACCCGAAGGTCCTATTTCTCAGTTTTAATAAAACTTAGCTAAAGCTAACGTTACCATTAGTAATTGCAACTTTACCTAAGTAATCTGCTGCATTACCAAGTGACGAAGCTGTGTTAGACAGTTCAACATAACCGTAACGTGTCATGAATGACACAGTTGGTTCAAATGTTGACGGATCTAATACAACACCACTACTCATTAATGGAATGTATGGGCAATAGAATGCAGGTGCGTCTGATTCAGATGCTCCTTTATAACCAACAAGTACATCAGCGTTATCAGCTGAGTAAGTGTTAACGTACACTTTCATTGCATTGTTCAAAGTACCAACCATCTTAGTGTTAGTTGGAGCTTCAAAAGTACCTTCAGTTGTTCTTGCGAACGCAGAAGTTGTTGCACTTTGTAGAATTGTTAACGCAAATGGGCTAACTACGGCGTAGTTACCTGCGCCTCTACGTGTACGCTGTGCAATCAAGTTAGCAACACGGTTGATTTGAACAGCTAATGCAGCATGCTCGTCACCAACAAATGTAGCTGTACCTGATACAGCAGCTTGGTCATATGTTTCAGCGGCATTACCAGCTAGGCTGTTAAGGCTTGCTAAAACTTCTTGATCAATCTCAGCGGTAATTTCTTGTGCTAAAGCAGCCATAATTTCTGCTTCAACGTCAATACCGTGCATTGATTGTGCATCCTGTGCAGCTTCAAAAGTCCATCTAGCTGATAGCTTTCTTGACTTTGCTTCTACAGTTTGCTTTAAGATTTGAATGCTTAACTTACGTCCAGCTTGGCCTTCTAAAGCTGCTGTTTGAGCTGCTTTATCGTCCGCTGCGCCTGAATAGCCTTCAGCAATCTTAAATGGGCTTAATGCCTCTTCACCAGCTGCAGTGTCTGTTCCGTTTGTGCTATCAAAAGCATCTGCGTAACGTACACGTAACGTGTGAATCTGACCAACTGGGCCGGTCATTGGTTGTACACCAACTAATTCGTTGGCAATAACAGTTGGCATAACACGTCTGATAACTGGTAGGATAACACGGTTAAGTGTTGCTACGTTACCAGCTGATGTTGCTCCAGCTGTTGCACTCTCAGACAAATACTTGCGAGTGTTTTCTAGTGTGGCAGCCATCACACTTTTCTTGTTACCGTCTAGGCCTTCAAGAAGAGCGTCTTTGGTTTCTGTCCAGCGACTTTCTAATAGTTCTGACATCATTTTCTCCTTAATTTAATCCAGCAAGACGGCGTATATCTAATACATTAGATTCGTCTGCTTTGACATGTGTCGTTGTTTTTGCTCTGTTGCCTGTTACTTCTGTTGCCTCTGATAATACTTTTGCCTTACGCTTTGCTGGAGTATGCCCATCTATAACAGATGGTAGGTACTTGTCAAAAGATTTTTGTAATCTCTCAGTTTGCACTGATTCCAGTAAGTCAGTCATAATTTCTCTTTGATCGTTGCCTAGTGGCGCAATCAATTCGTTTATGGTTCTTTCGCGTGTTGCTGATTCAACTAATTGCTTGTTCTCAGTTGCCTGAGCTTCTGCTAAATCTTTAGCTTTGCCAGCAAATGCTTTTGCTTCTGCTAGTTGTTTGTCTTTCAACTCAACAACTTTCAATAGCTTGGCACTTTCGCTTTTTTCGTTTAGGTAGCTACCTGAATATTCATTACTGAATGCTTCAAATATTTTGCGACCAAAATCGTTTCTTCGTGCTTCTTCAATATCTTCTTTAAGCTGTGTAATTTCCCCTTTAAGGACTTTATCAACTGTTTCAGATACTGCTGTAGCACTTCTTTCAACAAAGTTAGTTTTAACTTTCTTGAAGTGTTCTTTAGCTTCACGTACTAAACGTACTTTCGTTTCTGCTAAATCTTTTTTATCTTCGTAGAACTCTGCAATTTCTTTAGAAAGAGCTTCTATTACAAATTCCTCAAGCTGTGCATACTTAGATGCCATTGCCTTCTTGTCTTCGTGTAATTCACCAACTTCTTTACCAAGTGTTTCCATTACAAACTTTTGCATTAGGTCTGCGTTTTCACGCATTGCTATTGCATATTTTGCTTTGGCCTCAGCAAGTTGTTTACGATCATCTGAAAATTCAGCAATTTCTTCTGCTAACTTTTCTGACAACATACTATCAATAGCTTCAACCATTGTAGATTTGTCATGCTCGTATTTCTTTGCGAATTCTTCACGAAGTTCAGCGGTAGCAAGTTGGCGATTCTCTGCGATCTTCGCGTCCCATGCTTCTTGTATTTCTGCTTGTACTTCTTCTGAAAGTGCGCTGCTCTCGAAGAGTGATTTTAATGCTTCCAACATATTATTCTCCTCAGTTATCGGAGCCCGCTTATTATTCCTAATAAGCTCTCTTTTAAATATTTTTGTGCCTTGTCATCGTGCTTTGTTGCCTGTGCTAGTTCGTATGCCTTCATTCCGCCACGTGCATTCATTAAATGTTCGTATATTGGCGTTGGGTAGGCTCCAGGAGCACTTGGTTGTGCTACTACATCTACCGTTATAATCTCAAAGTCGGAAACGTTGCCGCTTCCGTCTTCTGATACGTTACCAGATCCCCTAGATGAGACACCTAGTTTAACTCCGCTTTCTAGCATTGTTTTAACTAGTTGCCCCATTGGGGTTGGTAATACTTTCAATTTACCGTAACCATTTGGCCCGTCCATCCATGTCTCTGTGATCATGTGTGATACGCGGTCTAGGTTAATGTTAAGTCCTTCTGGATGATCTACTTCGCCAAGAACACTATAACCACCTGATATTTGGTCATTAAGGGTTTTGACAGCCCTGCCAATTTCTTCTACAGGATACATACGCTGATTAGCGTTACGTACTCCGCCTTGGATACAGATACCTTTTAGGTATAAGTCTTTTCCTTCGTTAGCAGACTCAACGACCATTTGTGCTTGGTCAAATGTCAAATGCTCTCTTAAAAAGTTTCCCATTCAGATTCCTTATTTGCCGACTATAGATTTCTTATTGTCAGCTGCTTCTGGCTTCCCTTTTTTCTCTGCACCGTGTCCTGGCTCTGATTTGCCAGCTTTAGACGCTTTACCGCCTGGTACATTGATGTTCCCGCCATCTTGGTCTTTAGCGTTTAAATCGCCTAGACCAGCATGGTCACCACTTCCTGCTTCTCCTGCTTTCGCAATGTTAGCACTTGTGCCGCCCATATCGTTAGCACCTGCTACTGGTGACTTACCGCCGTCTCCATTATCGCCTGTGCCTTTTTTCTCTGCGCCGTGTCCGCTTGCTACTTTGTCAACGTACTCGCGCATTTGTTCTCTATCTGATTTTGCTGACTCTTCAACTTCTTCGTCTGTAGCTTCTTCAACTTCATCATCAGTTGCTTCTTCTACTTCTTCGTCAGCTGCTTCTTCAACTTCTTCGTCTGATGCTTCAAATGCAAATGCTTCTTCTTCCGGCTCTTCTTCGCCTTCGTCGTCGCCTTCGCCTTCTTCGTCACCCATCATTTTTTCAAATTCTGCTTTTAGGTCATCTAAAGCATCTTCTAAATCAACTACACGGTCTTCAAGCTCTTCTTCGCCTTCTTCTTCACCGTCTTCGTCGCCTGCTTCGATGTCACCCATCATGTCGTCTACTGGATCTCCGCCCATTTCAGGCTCACCTTCAACTTCAAACTCGTCTAAATCAAAGTTTTCGTTAGTTTCTTCGTCATCACTTGACTCATCAACTTCTTCATCAGTTGTTTCATCTACTTCTTCATCAGTAGCTTCTTCAACTTCTGCATCGTCTTCTTCGATTTCAATATCTGATTCAATTAAACTTGCGTAGATGTCTCTTGACTTCTCTACTACTATATCGTGGAATAGTTCTTCTGCACCAGCTTTGTCTTCATTAACAAGACGCTCGAGCATTTCTTCGAACTTATTTTTATCTGCCATTTCATTTCTCCTATAAAAGTTTTACCTATGGTAAGGCTGTCATTTGTATTTACTATTTATATAAGAATGTGTGTACAAATAGGCTCAAAACGAGCCTTTTTGTCTAGATTTGCGAAAAACTGAAGATTTTCTGGAATTCTTCAAGCTCTATTGTTCTAAAATTGTCAAAAGTATTTAGTTCATCGGGCTTATAATTATCTGGTGCTATAACTCTATGAAAGTTAATATTTTTATTATCACGTATAACTGTTTTTGTTTGTCTTAACCAATTACCGTAAAATGTTGCGCCTTCATTGCTTCTTTTGTAGTTTTTAGTATCAGCATATAGGTTATTTAATTTACTATTGTTTTCAAGTCCTGCATAATCAAATCCTAGTATATAGATATCTTCGTATTCGTGTTCAGCTGCAAGCCATAATGCTGTAGGACCACTACTCCATCCTTTACTTGGCTGGAAGTAATTTACATTTTTTATATCGCTAAATGCATTATTGTGATTAGACCAAACTTTGTTATTGTTTTGATAGCCACTTCTAGATATCTCAAGTATCATTTTTACATCTACAGCTATTAAATAGTCAGGTGCAAATGTTCTATACAGTGCATTACATCCATATACAGTGCCTAAATCTAACAATGCTTCTGGTTCTATAGCAGATCTACTAGTTCCGTTACCCAATACAAAGGCAACACTAGTATCTTTGTTAGATACAGTCTTCTTTATATCTTGTTTTTGTTTTTGTAGTTGCTTTTGAAGTCTTCTTTGATTGCGTATTACACGCCATTCTTGTTTGGTATATAGAGACTTATCTATTTTGGCCATTAAATAGCACCGCCGGCCTCCGCTTGTGCTGCTATGCCATACATCTGTCTAACAAAATCTAGTTCGTTAGTTATTTCTTCTTGATGCAATTCAGACGCTTTACGTATTCTGTTAAGTTGACCAAGTGTTAGTCTAGTTGCCCTAGTGTCAGTTGCCTTTACTGGGGATTCATCGTGTTGAGGCTCGTAACCTTTGTTGTCTACAGGCTCAATTGTTTCTGGGTCAAAGTAAAATAGTTCTCTAAGTATCATATTGTATTTATACCGTTTGGTCTGTTGTTGGCGTTCCGCCTCCAAGCTCGGTTCCTGTTGTTGTTTCTGGTGGTGTTCCTTCGCCGCCATCTTCGGATGGTACAGAAGCGTCTTCATCTTCTATTCCGCCTAGGTCTGAATCCATGCCTGCACCTGATATACCGCCGCCACGCATCTCTCCTGCGGCGTCAGTTGCTGGTGTTTCTATGTTTTCATCATTTTCTTCTCTCCATAGGCGTTCATTTTCAGCTATTTCTTCATCTGTCATGCCTAAGAAGCGTTTTAATGCAAATCTGTTACTAATATACGGTATTGCACTCATTTGTGTGTAAGTTGGTACACGAGCATTGTCTACTTCTGACTGTCTGTACGATGCAAAGTTCTGTGGTGGTTGGAAAACTAGGTCAAACATCGAAGTATCAACGTTTACACCTTTTTCTAACAAATATTTCTTAAATTCTTGGTCAAATTCTTCAACAAGCATACCTTGTAAGCGTTCACAGTAAGTGTTGAACCTTAATTCTTGTATATATGCTGTTCCGACTCTACCGTCATTGTACTGACTACTTGCATCTTCAGCCCCTGTAGGCAAGTATGAGCTAGGAATTCGTAAACCGCGTACGAGCTTATTAGTAAAATATCTAAGGTCATCAATTTCTCCTAAATTTGTACCACCTGGTAACGTTTCTACTTTAGAACCACGTCCTTCTGCTGTTTGCGGAAAGAAATAGTCTTCATTAATACTTAACGGGTTGTAACTACTGTCTATAACATTGGTACCCCCGCCTGATTGGCTTGGAATACGTCTTTGGTGTATCTCTGTTTTAACACGTTCTACGAATTGCATAGCAAGGTGACTTGGCATGTTACCAACATCAACATAAAAAACACGTCTTTCAGGAGCACGTTGTACTCTGTATATAATAATTGCGTCTTCTAATAGTTCTTTTTGCTTGTATACTTTAAAAATTGTTTCTAATAATGAATTACCAAATGGATAGTTGTTGTCTAAGCCTTCACTCATGCTAAGATGTACAACATGATCGGCATCTACAGCTATTTCT